GCGTGGTTTATGGGACAATATTCGTGCCAACAAAGGAAGTGGAAAGAAGCCAACTTCAGCAATGCTAAAACAAGAAAAGAAAATAAAAGCTCAAACTAAAAAGAAATAACAATGGCAACTATTAAAAAAAAGATGGCAGGTAAACCTATGATGAAGAAGCGCAAAGCTAAAGATGGAACAAACGTAGCAAAGTCTGATACTTCACGCTATAACAAAAAAACAGATACACAAGAGATTAACAAACCTCTTGATGATGTTTCAGTTAGACCATCATTTGGACAAAATTTTAAAAGGAACATGAGAAATTTCATGACTACTGATTCTACTGACTTTCCAAAAGAAAGAGCTAAGATTAAATCTACTTCCAATGATACTAGGAAGTTTGGTGACAATGCTCAAGCAAAAGCTAATCTTCGACAAAGAAAACAGTTTAGTACAGCTGTTAGAGTTATATCAGCACCTGTTGCAGCTGCAACCTCTGCACTTGGCGCTGGTGTAGACGCAGTTATAAATGCTTCTGCAAAAAGAAAAGAAATTAAAGCAATGCCTGACAAAAAGAAGATGGGTGGTAAAGTGGCTAAGAAAATGGTACCTAAAATGATGATGAAGAAAATGTCTAAAAAGAAATAACAATGAAAACAATGATGAAAAAAGCAGCTATGGGTATACAAACTAAGCCTAAAGCTAAACCATTACCTCCAGCAGGTAAACAAACTCCTGCAGACTTCTATCCAGAGTCTTATGATAAGCTTCCACGTACAAAAAGTGGTGGAGCTAATTATAATGGACCTAAAGCTGGACCTCGTAAGATGGATCCTAAAGGTATGTCTAAGAATGGTAGTATGATGAAGAAAGCTAAAGATGGTAGTTCGTTTGCTAAACTTGCTCCTCCTTATGATAAAGCTACGTTTGCTGATAAAATTGCTGGTGCTACTAAAGGCAAAGCTAAATCAGGAACTAAGATGAAGAAAGCAATGATGGGTGTAGATATGATGCAATCTCCTATGATGAAGAAAGGTGGTTCTGTAAAGAAATGTAAATATGGCTGTAAATAATATGAAAAAGAAAGCTCAATCAGGTGCAGCTGTTTCTAACAAGTTCACCATTCCAAAAAAGTTAGCATCTATAGATAGTACACTTAAAAAATCTAAAGATACTACAAAATCATTTGAGAGCAATAAGTTCACTATACCTAAAAAAATGCAAACTGGTGGTGCTGTAAAAAAGACAGTTGTAAAAGTTCCTTATCCTAAAGATAAGAATATGTCACCTGCAGATTCTGCTTCTTTTAGATCAGGAGCTGGTGGATCTAGAGAGGGCGATGGATATACAGGAATTACAAGTAATCCATATTTTCAAAAAGGAAAAGAAGCATTTAAAAATACAGTGAAGCCTAAAAAGACTATGAAGTCTGGAGGTAAAATGAAAAAGAAATGTTAAAAAAGAAAAAACCTGTGCTTAAAATGCACAAGCCTGCAAAAGCACCTAAGGTGGCACCTCCTAAACCAATTAATGGTAATTATATGAGAGAGGCTGATACACCAAGTAGACTTAAAAGTCCTATGCTTCCTATGAAACAGAAGAGACTTTCTAAATAGATTTTTGTTCGTTTCGATTAAATTTGTGATTCATTTTGTTAAGTAAAAAGGGAACCATGTGGCTCCCTTTTTCTTTTTAAAATAACTGTAAATAATTATCATGGTTTCCCCAATAAGGATCTGTTTTGCTTAAATCTGTACTAGAATATATACTGTAGTGAGACGTGAAGTGATGACCATGATTAATGTGAACAGAAGGATTTTTACACTCCCACTTAGTTCTAATGATATTACCCACCTGAGGTTCAATTAGTCCTGAATTATTTACTAATGCATTAGCTAGAATAGATTCACAGTGAGTTATAGCTTCATCAAATCTCATTGTCATCTGATGGAATGGCTCATGTTTAGTTGGCACTGATTGAAATCCATCTTTACATATACCCATATAGTTCATGTTAGTGATAACTTCTCCTTCATTTACATTGGGATAATCAAAATAACCTTCTGGATATAATACATCGTGTTCTAGAAATGATACATACTTATAATCATTTATATCTCTAGCTACATACAATAATTGCATTACCTGCAATAACTGATTTAAATGAGAGTATGTGTGTGTCCAACAGATATATTCAGGAAAGGGATTCTCTGGTTCATTTCTCCACATACATGTAAGAATGTCAGCTTTTTCTTCAGCTGCTTTTTCTATACTCTTTAATGATGCAACTATGGCGTTGTTAATTTTTGGATTAATATTGTTGGAATAGAATATACCAAGTCTATCATTATTGGTAGAAGGGTAGACAAGTAGTCCACCCTCTTCCACTGTTATAGTTTCTGTATCAAATCTTACAACTAAACTTTTTCTATATCCTGGAGAAGTATCTCCAATAATATCATTGTTTGCCATAATAATTAATCTATCGCCTTTAACTTTAGATTTAACTCTATGTAAACAATCTACACCACCATAAGTTGCGCTAAGTATTTGCATTACCAAACTAGGATTACATCAAATGGAGATACTAATAATTTATTCTCACCATTAATAGGAATCACTGGTGCTTTACCTAAAGATGCTGGATCTACCAATATCTCATCACCCACCTTGATGTCTGTAATAAGATCACCTACAGCATACACTGTAAGTTTATTAAGCTTCTGCATCATCTCTCTTTCAAGAGATTCTTTTGTGTTCTCGTCCACAATAAGTTTACCTTCGTCTTTCTTAGGAAGGTCTAGCAATAATCTATTGCCACGTAGTTTTTTAAAATCAGTCATTATACTTCAATATTAGTTAGTTTTTTAAATCTTAAAATATCATCACCTTTCAAATGAATATCTGATTGGAAGATGTCACGCTTACGTTGTACACCTACTACTTTGCCAGTCTTAGGATTGTGTGTAGGAACCTCCTCAACACGCTCGTGGATATCATCTAGTAAAATAACTAGCTCATCATCAAATGCAATGCTGCGAATTACCTTGTTTACATTAAAAGAGTCTGTAAACTCTTTATCACCCTCTTTACGAGTGTAGAAAAATTGATTTGTCATTGGTTTATTTTATTTAAAAGTTCAATACGTCTCTTGTTAACTTCTTCAAATTTATACATACATGATTCTACATCAGTATGCTCGTCCAAAGTTAATAAAATAATATTAGATTTATCATATTCTAGATCAGGATATTTACTCTTAGGAAGGATATGATGAAAGAATGTTGATAATGCTTCACCTCCTAGATAATCTCCACTCACTTCTGAGTAATGTTTGCGCTCTTTCCAGATTTCTAAGAATAAGTTTCTCATTGTCTCTATCTTAGTCTTCTGCACAAACATGTCACGCTTAACTGATATCAGTCCTCCACGTTTAGGAGTGATGGGTTTACGCTTGATGTGACTCAAACATAAACCCTTACTCCATACATTTTTCTCACAGCCTTCTACACTACAAGTCTTCACAATCTTCTTCTTCTACTAGGTTGTTCATTTCTCTATTTATATACCAGATCGCCTTCTTAAGGTCTTGCTTAGCGCTACCCTTCTTATTAGATCTAAGTATATACTTGATAGCATTACCTAGAGAGAATCCTAAGTCATAGTTCTCAATGATATCTATAACTTCCATGCCACCACTACCTTGGTAATGATCAGGATGATTTACCATCTCTCTATCTAGTATCTGTTTTATCACTTTACGTGCTCCATATGGATCTTTTAGTCTATGATTAATCTCCTCTTGACTCAGCTGACCTCTTTCATCCATTTCTAGCATAGCTTTTTTTTTTCTTGCAATCGCTTCTTGATGCATTTCTTCTTCTAGTTGATTAATTTCCTGTCGAGCCATGTCCTGCTATTCCTCTTTCTGTTTCTGATAGTTCATCTACCTCTACATATTTAGTTAATGGTACTGGCATAATTACAAGCTGAGCAACACGATCACCCACTTGATACCATCTAGTAGCTCCCTTTTTAACATTGAATGTTATAAAGATTTCACCACGATATCCAGAGTCTATAACGCCTACAGAATTAGCCATAAATAAATCTGTCTGACGTATAGAAGAACGTGGGAATACAAGTCCCACCATTCCTTCTGGTATCTCTACTGCTAATCCTACACCATATACAAGATGATCATCATGATTTGACATACTTGTAGCTACAAGATCTGCGCCTGCATCTCCTGGCTTACCAAACTTAGGCGTTTGTGCTTCCTGCACTAATTTCTTGAAGTGTACTTTCATGTTCTTCTATTTTAATTATTTCTTGATTAGATAGTTTATTAACAATTTCTTCTTTTAATGAATCAAAGAACTCAGGATGATCTATAAGTATTTTTGTAAATTCATCAAGATCATACTTAGTTTCTTTATATGTGATTGTCTTACCATACTTACGTAGGATTTCAAACTCACTAGCCATATCCATGACCTCTAACATACGATCAATACCTACGCCAAATACAATCTCAAACTCTACACCTTTGAAAGGAGGAGCCATCTTATTCTTGATAGTCTTAATCTTAGTTAGATTACCATAAGCTTCTGTACCTTCCTTAGCAAGAGTCTTACTAACTTCTACACGCACATCACTATAGAACTTTAATGCATGGCCACCTTGAGTTGTTCTAGGATCGCCAAACATCACACCAATCTTCTCACGATATTGAGATACAACAATAACACATGTATTGTTTTTAGATAGGATGCCTTTCAACTTAGGATAGACATCACTGTTAAGCTTAGCCTTTCTACCAATAGAACTATCGCCTACATCACCATCTAAAACTTTCTTAGGGATTAAAGATGAATCAGAGTCAATGATAACAAGATCAATCTCACCAGTGTTAATCATATCCATAGCAATTTGAAAACCCTCTTCACCACAAGTTGGCTGAGCAATTAACATGCTTTCAATATCTACACCTAATGATGCAAAATAGTTAGGATCAACAGCATGCTCGCCATCAATGTATAAAACCTTGCCACCACTAGATTGACAGTTAGCCACAGCATGTCCACATATAGTAGATTTACCTGAACCCTCCCAGCCTACAAGTTCATAAAGTTTCCCTTTAACGAAACCTCCTACACCTAGAGCGATGTAGTCAAATGCAATAGATCCTGTAGAAATAAGATCATAT